GCAACAGGGGCCGAGAACATCAGAGCAAGTATTATCACAGGTGCACCAACTGCATCAAGACACATGTTGGTATCTACACCGGATCGTCACTTGGTATTTTTTGGAACAGAGACAACTATCGGAGATACATCCACACAGGATGATATGTTTATAAGATTCTCTGACCAGGAGGATATTAATACATATACACCAACAGCAACCAATACGGCTGGCACACAGAGATTGGCCGACGGATCACAGATCAGAGGAGCGATCCGTGGTAGAGATTCGATTCTTGTTTGGACTGACACAGCTCTGTTCACTATGCGTTTTGTTGGTCAACCTTTTACATTTGCCTTTTCACAGGTGGGTACAAACTGTGGACTCACAGGGCAGAATGCGTGCGTTGAGGTTGATGGTTCTGCATATTGGTTATCTGAAAATGGTTTCTTTAGATACGCAGGTAAACTAGAATCACTACCATGTCTGGTAGAGGATTTTGTATATAACGATATAAATCTAGAATCCGGCAATCAGAT